AAGACTTATACTTACTAAGAAAGAAGGTGAGAAAATGGGTTTTTTAAATAATTTATTTAAACGAACATCTTTTCAAAGGCCAAAAATAGAAACCACAAACAAAACACTAATTATAACGGCCGAAACATGTTATAAAGAATATTCACTTGCTATATGTATGAACAAAATAGCAAATGCACTAACTCAATGTACTTTCGAAACATATAATCGAAGTGAGAAATTAAAAGGTGACATCTGGTATACGTTTAATATCGAACCAAATAAGAACCAAAATGCTTCAGATTTTTGGAATTCAGTAGTATTTAATATGATTACAAATCCTCAAGGTTGTTTGATAGTTCAAAACAATAATGGGGATTTTTTAGTTGCAGAAAGTTATACTCTTGAAGAATTTCCTAATTCAGAGAATATTTATACTGAAGTAACTATTGGTGATTATACCTTTACGAAAAAATTCAAAGAGAGTGAAGTATTAAGACTTAAATTAAATAATTCAAGTGTAAAGTCTTATATCGAAGATGTTTACAATAGCTACGGAAAATTAATTACAACTTCTATTAAAAATTATAATCGAAATAATAGCAAAAAACTATTTTTAAAGATAGGGACAACCTTTGAACAATTAAAAACTAAAGTAGATCCGGAAACTGGGGAATCAGAATATGATACAACTCTTGATGATATATTTAAAAACAGAATGAGAGG